TCTTGCTATAACTACCGCATCGAGTTATGTTCAAATAAATACAGCTAGTGGTTATATTCAAATAGGGGCAATGAACACGAGTCACGCTCATATATACTCAGATAGACCTAGTTTTTATTTTAATAAAAACATCCTTGTTAATGGAACTACTTTAACAGGAGCTCAAACAACTGTATCAGGTAACGCAGGTTCTGCTACTGTATTGCAAACAGCAAGAACTATAGCTGGTGTAAGTTTCAATGGTTCAGCAAACATATCTTTAAACAACAACGCTATTACTAACGGTGCTGGGTATACAACCAACGTAGGTACGGTAACTAAATCAGGAACAATAAATGCTAATGAATTTCCACAATGGAAATCCGCATCAGATTTAGGAGCATTAACTGCTGCTGAAATGAGATCTGCATTAAATGTACCTAATACTACAACTGTTATTACCAATAACAATCAATTAACAAACGGATCAGGATATACAACCAATACAGGAACGGTTACACAAGTTAACGTAGGAACTGGTTTAGATGTTTCTAACGCAACAACAACACCAACTGTTAGCTTAGATTTTACAGAATTAAACAACATTGATGGAGATGATCCACAAATAACAGATTTTGTTGTAGTTTCTAATGAAGGTGAAAGTGCTAGGTGTAATTTATCGGACACTAAAATAGCATTGGGAGCTAATAAAAGTCAATTCGTATTAAATAGTAATTTCTCAGATGACTCATCTACTATTAGTTATATTTATATGCCATTTAATACTACATCAGATACTACGTCTGCTCAGTATTATGTTCACTGGGCTGCTCCATGTACAGGTAGAATTAAAAGAATAGTAATGCAACATGTTTATGGAACTATGAGTAGTAGTTTTACTACACAGCTACAAGTCTATAAAGGTGGTTCAACTTTTACAACATCAGGTGAATTAACAGCTACTTCAACAAACGATGGTGGTTACATAGAATACAATCCAACTGGAAGCAATGTTGAATTTGTAAAAGGAGATAGAATTAGAATTAGATATAGTAAAAGTGCAACTAGTAAATACTGGAGAGGCGTTGCCGCTTCTATAATAATGGAATTAGATCAAGTATAATTATGGCAAATATAAATGATAACATAAGAGGCAAGAAGCTATTTAAACAAGGATCGACTGGGGCTAGAGCCTCTAAAGGTAGCGATGGAGAGTTTACTGTTTCAAAAGAAATATCTGATGATCTTAATGCTCTTACGGATATTAGCGATATATTTAATGACGATGGTTTATATCAAATAAATAGATATTTAATAAAACAATTAGAAGATGTTAGAGCTGACGTAGAAGAATTACACGCGTTTATAAAAGACGCTTTTGGTAGTGATTCATCTTCAGCTGCTTCAAGAGGAGGTACTGGTGCAAAAGGTGATACTGGTTCTACTGGTGGCAAAGGTAACAAAGGTGATACAGGTTCAGCAGGTTCTAATGGATCTAATGGATTAAAAGGTAATACTGGAGCAGCAGGTAGTGCAGGAGCAGCCGGTCCTCAAGGACTTAAGGGTAATACTGGATCTGGAGGTTCAAATGGTGCTAAGGGTGACCAAGGAATACAGGGCATCCAAGGTGAAGAGGGTGATGAGGGTAGTGATGGAGATAGAGGTCCTCGAGGTTCTACAGGTTCTACAGGAACTAAAGGAGACCAAGGAATACAAGGTAATACAGGAAGTACCGGGTCACAAGGACCTAAGGGAGACGCTGGTGCAACAGGAGGCGTTGGTCCAAAAGGTAGCACAGGTTCTGCGGGATCTGACGGAGACGATGGGGCTAAAGGTGATAAAGGTTCCACTGGATCACAAGGCGCAAAAGGTGATACTGGATCGCAAGGAATACAAGGAATACAAGGTCCAGCTGGGGCTAAGGGTAGTACAGGATCAACTGGGGCTAAAGGAGATGCTGGTGACGCAGGTGGAACAGGACCAGCTGGAGCAAAAGGCGCTACAGGTAGTGCTGGAAGCAATGGATCAAATGGTGGAAAAGGCGACAAAGGTGATACCGGAGCTGCTGGCTCTGCTGGTGGTAAAGGAGATAAGGGTGACACCGGGTCAGCCGGAGCCGAGGGTGGTAAAGGAGATACTGGTTCAGCAGGACCAACGGGGCCAAAAGGTAGTACGGGTTCAACCGGTGCCGCTGGAAGTAATGGCTCAAACGGTGGTGCTGGTGCTAAAGGTAGTACAGGTTCAGCAGGACCAACAGGGCCAGCTGGCGCAAAGGGTGACACTGGTAACGCTGGAAGTAACGGATCAAATGGATCAGCTGGAGCTAAAGGTGCCACTGGGTCAACGGGTCCACAAGGAGGCACAGGAGCAACAGGACCGCAAGGACCTGCTGGAGCCGCTGGTGCTGCTGGAGCTGCAGGAGCGAAAGGAAATACTGGATCACAAGGATCAACTGGACCACAAGGAGCAACCGGTGCAGCGGGTAGTGATGCCTCAGTAAGCGGTGCAACAGCTAGCTTTGCTGTAGGTAAAGTAACGTATACATTTAAAAACGGGTTGCTAACAACCGCTAAGTAATTTACAAATCACTATAAATAAGTGATTAATATATATAGGATTAATAATTAAATATAATAAAATGGCAAAAAAAATTAAAAAACAAGAATTAGAAGAATTACAGGGTGTAATTGGTAAGTTAAATCAAATAAAATTAAGAATAGGAGACGTGGAAGTGCAAAAGCATCAACTACTACATCAAGCAGCTATAATTGAATCTGAAGAACTTAAAAAAATTCAAGATGATTTAGAAAATACTTACGGAAAAGTTAGTATAAATGTTACTGATGGTTCTATAGAGAAAATAAAAGAAGATGAGCCTAGTAAGAAAGATTAGTATAGGTAAAGATTATAAAAATGACTCGATGCACTACTCTGTAGGGCAAGAGGTTTATGGTGGTCACACTATAGATTGCATTGTTGAAAACAAAGATAAATACTCTGTATTTATAAAGAAGGGTGTAAATGTTTTACCTTGGAAAGACTTCAACAAAAACATGGCCATATCAGTTGAGTATAACTTGGACTATTAATGAAAAGTGTAACCAATTTTATAATCAAACCAAAAGAAACCCGATACAACAATATTAAAAAAGTAGGTGATAAAGATCTTATATTAAACACTGAGATCTTTACTCACCAAAACGTTAGTAGAAATGCTATAGTTTTAGAGACACCTACAGTAGGTTGTACAGAGGTTAGACAAGGTGACGAAGTTATAGTACATCACAATGTCTTTAGAAGATGGAAAGATATTAAGAATAGAGAACAAAACTCAAAGTCTTTTTATAAAGAAGACATGTATTTTGTTATGCCAGATCAAATATTCGCTTATAAAAGAAATGACGTCTGGAGAGCTGTTAAAGGCTTTAGCTTTATACAACCATTAGAAAATACAGATAAGTTCTCTATGGACAAGGAAGCACCTTTAAAAGGTGTTATAAAACATATAGATCCAGACTTGATGGATAAAGATATATATTTAAACTCTTTGGTTGGGTTTGCACCTAATTCAGAATATGAGTTTATAATAGACGGGCAGAGGTTATACCGAGTTCCCACTAATGCAATTACAATTAAATATGAATATCAAGGAAACGAAAAAGAGTATAATCCAAGCTGGGCATAAAGCAGTTGAGGAACTTATTAAAGTAGCTAAAGAAGCTATTGTAGATTCAGGAGATGATATAACAGCTGATAGACTTAAGAATGCTGCTGCAACAAAAAAACTAGCTATATTCGATGCTTTTGAAATATTGAATAGAATACAGGACGAAGAAGATATGTTAAACAATAAAACTAAAGAGGTTGTTGAAGAAACATCTTTTGGTGGATTTGCTGAAAGAAGATCTAAGTAATGTACAAGCAAACTTTATTTAAGGTTGTAGAACCTATAAAAATAAATACCATAAAAAGACTTAATAAGTCTAAAAAATGGAAATATGGTTATAACAAAGAACATGACGTTGTTGTTATAAGCAAGACGGGTGAAATAGGTGAGATATATGAAATACAAAATTTTAAAATAGCTTTACCTAAATTAACAAGCCCTCATAAGTTTAGTGAAAATAAATGGGAAGTAACTGAGTATCCTAAAGAACTTAAAAGAATAAAAACAATATTTGATTGGAAGAATTATCCAGATGATTTCAAGAAAAAATATATAGACTACATAGAAAATGAGTTCAAAAAAAGAGATGAAGGTTTTTGGTACATTAACAAAGGTGTTCCTACTTACATTACTGGCACTCATTACATGTACCTGCAGTGGTCCAAGATTGATGTTGGGCAACCAGACTTTAGAGAAGCAAATAGATTATTCTACATATTCTGGGAAGCTTGCAAAGCAGATACAAGATGTTACGGAATGTGCTACCTTAAAAACAGACGTTCAGGATTCTCTTTTATGGCTTCTGGAGAAACAGTCAACCAAGCCACAATATCATCTGATGCTAGATTTGGTATCTTATCAAAGTCAGGACCAGATGCTAAAAAAATGTTTACCGACAAGGTTGTACCAATATCCATCAACTACCCTTTCTTTTTCAAACCAATACAAGACGGTATGGACCGTCCAAAAACAGAACTTGCCTATAGAGTACCTGCGAGTAAACTTACAAGACGAAGTATTGTTAGCTCTGAAAAACCAGAAGAATTAGAAGGTCTTGATACAACTATAGATTGGAAAAACACAGGTGACAACAGTTACGATGGTGAAAAACTAAAGCTCTTAGTGCATGATGAGTCAGGTAAGTGGGAAAGACCTAATAATATATTAAACAACTGGAGAGTCACAAAAACAACATTAAGATTAGGTTCTAGGATTATAGGTAAATGTATGATGGGATCAACATCAAACGCCTTAGATAAAGGTGGTGATAATTTTAAGAAACTATACAGAAACTCAGATGTTACAAAAAGAAACCGTAATGGACAGACTAGCT